GGTGTGAGTATCGGTGGTCTGACAACAAGCATAAAGTCTAAAAACAAAGGATCTGAGAGGCTACTAGAGATACGGAACGAAATTGTAGAACTAGCGAAAGAAGCCGAGGTCAAAATAGTAGCCATAGAGGGCTATTCGTACGCCTCACGCCACTCACAAGCACACTCCATCGGCGAACTAGGAGGAGTCATCAGAGTTGCGTTACGAGAACTAGGTCTACCTGTGGCAGTTATACCCCCAACCTGTAGAGCCAAATTTGCGACAGGTAAAGGCAATTCAGGTAAATCCGAAGTAATGTCGGCGATCTCCGCGAAAACGGGGATAATCTGGTCTGGTGGAGACGGCAACGACAGATGTGATGCTTGGATTCTTGAACAAATGACACTCACATACTTAGGATTATCACAATACGAATGGAACGAAGATCAAATTTTGGCGCTTAAAAAATGTGACTTCACGGCAATAACAGGAGAACAACATGGCTAGGTCACAACCAATATCTCAAGTAGAAATTGAATCAGAAATCATGCGCCTGCTTGGCATCCTTGAAGAAGAGACGGAAGCCTTTGAAACCCTTGCTGTTGAAGCCGCAAAAAAAGATGCACTCATGAAAGGAAATTGGGCTAAAGAATATCTAGCCGCTAAAGGGAGCATAAAAGAACGAGAAGCATGGGCTGACTATAAACTTTCCGATGAAGCATATTCATATAAGATTAGTGAAGCGTTGGTTAAATCTAAACGAGAGAAATTGTTGACCGTGCGCACATCTTTAGATGCACTACGGACATTGAACGCCAATGTTCGTGTACAAACAGGAGCGTAAATGAGCGAATACCCAAAAAGAGTCTTGTCATTAGGTGCTGGAGTTCAATCCACAGCACTTCTCCTGATGATGATCCACGGTGAAATACCTAAAGCAGACGCAGTCATATTTTCCGACACAGGGTGGGAACCCGCTGCCGTCTATAAGCATCTAGAGAAACTTGAAGTACTAATGGCAGAGCACGATATGCCATTCCACAAAGTTTCTTTTGGAAATATTAAACAAGATTTCCTTGAATCAGAAACAAGATTTGCAACAATGCCCCTTTATACGCTTAATAAAGACGGCAAAAAATCAATGCTTATGCGTCAATGCACAAACGACTATAAAATCAAACCGCTTAACAAAATTCAACGCGAACTCGCTGGTCTTAAAAAAGGTCAACGATGCAAAGAGCACCGAATCACGACCGTTATCGGAATCAGTTTGGATGAGAGCCAACGGATGCGAACACCAGCGTTCAGTTGGATGAGAAACGAATATCCTCTCGTTGATTTAGGTATCACTCGTCAAGATTGCATTGACTGGTGCGAAAAGCACGGTTATGACCGTCCGCCACGATCAGCCTGTATCGGTTGCCCATTCAAACGAAATGATGAATGGCGTGAACTCAAAAACAATCCCGAAGAGTGGCAAGATGCAGTTGATTTTGACCATGCGCTAAGGCAGAAGGCTCGCCTAAAAGAGCGTTTTGGTTGGGCAGGACTTCATTCAAGCATGAAGCCACTTGACGAAGTTGACCTACGAACAGAACAAGAAAAAGGTGTACTTGGTTTGTTTGACGGGTTCAACCAAGAGTGCGAAGGAATGTGTGGAATTTAATGTCTGGCATTCATAAAAGCATAGAGCACTTAGCAACACCGTTAGAAAAACTTGTACATCTTGAGAACAACCCTCGCAAAGGAAACATTGATGCGATTGTTGCGTCATACCGAGAATTCGGACAAGTAAAACCGATCGTAATTAAAGATAATGCTGACGGAACATCAACAATCATTGCAGGAAATCATCAATATGAAGCCGCGAAAAAACTTGGTTGGGAAAAGATTGCATGCGTAAAGTTTGAGGGCGATATTTCTAGCGCAATCGCATACGCACTTGCCGATAACAGAACCAACGAACTTGGGACAACAGATAGCGACATGCTGTTTGAACTTTTGGAAGAAGTAGGCGAAGAATACGACGACCTCATTGATGCTTTGGGTTGGGACGAAATAGAACTCGCAGGGATGGAAGGCGACTACCTCCATGAAGACAACACACCATATGTAGCGCCTGTTATTCAACCGATCTTTCCGCTTGCTTCCGACGAACCAGACAATCCGACAGCCATATCAACCGTTATGGATAACGGAGAAACCAAACTGACCGCGCCACAGGGAACAGACACGCATCAAGCGGTCACACAGGGCGCACCATCAGTGGTTTCCAACGGAAGTAAGACGATTGTTCAATATACGCTTGTGTTTGATTCAGCAGACCAACAACGCAAATGGTATGACTTCATTCGCTGGCTGAAATCAGATCCCGGTACAGACGGTGAAACCACAGCGGAAAGAGTATTGAACTTTGTTGACGCACACGCCAACTATTAGTTAATCTTTCAATACGAAAAGACCTTCAACGAACAGGTCGTTCACGGAATATCTTTCCATCAAATCTAAAAGCACAATCGCATCCCGATCAAAAAACTGATCCCTTGCATCACACAATAATTCCCTTAACTCAAACTCGGTTGTGCCCCTAGACACTTTCCAAGGAACGAAATCTTTGGGAAATTTTATTTGACCAGACAACCTGACTTGGTTCACATTCGCACTATTGGGATTTATTTTTCTAGGTGTAGGTTTTTGTCTTTTCATATAGCAAAAACCCTACCACCGCGATAACTTGACGGCGATGAACAACACACCGCAAAAACCAAAAAGAATAGACACACGCAAAAACCGCAAAAAGCCTGCATCACAAGGCAGAAAATCACTTAGACAATTAGGCATAGAAGACACTCCGCTAACGAACCCAACAAAATATCTTAAATACGGAACACTGTCGCACCGCATCCTTACCTATGCGCAATTTAGAAAAAGTCGTGACTTCTCGGTAACTGATTATCAAGAATTTTTGTTCAAAAAACATGACTCAGGACGCATCAACGAATCGCTTGGCTATCTGACACGACTTGGATACCTGATCAAATCAGATCACCCAAACCCGCCCAACCGTCAAACAAAAAACATTTACGCAATCACAATGAGCGGATCACACGCCCTACTTTTCGTGGGACGAAAAAACCGTGAACGAGAAGAAGCAAAAATGCGTAAAACCCTCAGAGATAACGGGATGCTCGGATGGGAAACAAGACTTAAAAACCAAAGCATGTAAACGGTCAAACCTGACAGTCCCCGCCTGTATAAACTAAACAGCGTGGAGACCAACTTTATAAAATGTGGGGACGCCCTACAAGAACTCCAACAAATACCTGACAACACAATAAACACAGTTGTCACATCACCGCCGTACAACAAAAAAGGTATCCAAAACGGTAAAACACAAAACAGCAATCAAATCTGGCAGAAACACAACATTGATTACAACGAATACCACGACAACATGCCAGAAAAAATGTATCAAGAGTGGATGATAGAAGTAATCAACGAACTACACCGAGTGATCACACCAGACGGATCAATCTTTTTCAACCATAAACCTCGCCGACACAACAACCAAGCACGGCTACCAACAGAATTCATACACAAAACAAACGCACACATCTATCAACTGATCATATGGAACCGTAAAAACAGTCCGAACATTCGCAAAGACCATCTGCTCCCCAACACGGAACACATCTATTGGCTATCTAAAGACAAGCCGAAAACATTCCGTGGGAACATAGACCCGAAATACCTTGGCGAAATATGGGACATCTCCCCACAACGCCAAACAATCCATCCAGCGCCATTCCCAGCGCAACTAGTAGAGAACTGCCTGCTCCTCACCACACAACCCGATGACATCGTCCTAGACCCCTTTAATGGCATAGGGACAACCACAACAACAGCCCAAAAACTAGGCAGAAAATACATCGGATACGACCTAGATGAAAAATATATTGCTATAGCAAAAGAGTCCATCGCTAGATAAAGTATAAAAATGCCGTTCAAAAAAACAATGACAGACGAAGAGCGGTTTTGGGTAAATGTAAACAAAACCGAAACATGCTGGCTATGGACTGCTGGTAAAACAAAACAAGGTTACGGAAAATTTTGGTTTGCCGGGAAACGCGGTCGCGCACACAGGTATGCGTTTATTTTATTCAACGGATCAATTCCTGATGGATTACTCGTATGTCATAGTTGCGACGTTCGCGCCTGCGTAAACCCAAAACATCTCTGGCTTGGGACACATTCAGATAACTCCGCTGATATGCACAGAAAAAATAGGCAACCCCCACAAAACAAACCTAAGACGCATTGCAGAAAAGGGCATGAATATGCTGTGCTTGGAACTTGGATTGCTTGGAAAAAAGAAGTCAAAAATGCTGATGGAACGATTACAACAAAAGTTTATAGAAAATGCAGAGAATGTGTTAGAACATACGAGAAAAACCGTCTCAGTGACCCCGCAAAGGGGAATGCACACAGAAAAAGAGTCATGGAATATAACCGACGTACTCGTTCCACAAAAAAACAGCCCCCTGCTAGATAAACTAAACAAAATGGAACCCGACACAAAATATCCGTTGATGCGACTAACCGCTCGTGAAGTACTACAACTACGCCGATTCACCGATCTCTGTAAAGCAAACAAAAACGAACACCAAGTAACCGACCGTAAATATACGAAACATGCCACAGAAAAAGGCATCATCATGCTCGGAAAAGCAGGAGAAGTAATCATCTCCCGCTACTACAACACAGAAATAGATTGGGAAATCTATGTAGGCGCAGACAACGGCTTTGACACCACCATAAACAACAAAAAAACTGAGATTAAAACATCATCCCAAAAAGATTTGATCATCAACGACCCTGAACACTGCAAATACGGTTTATGGAAACCCAACACAGAACAATGCATAGTCGTATGGTGCAACCAGCCCAAAGCCCAATGGGAAAACATAGGAACAAACACACAATTCCAAATAATCGGGGGAACAACCCGCCAAAACTTCTTTACAAACGCCCAAAAAGCCGACTACGGTTACGGACCACGACTCACCCTAAAAGAACACCAACTCGTACACCTCTAAAAACCTCTGACCGCCGCGCGAAATTTTAAAAAACGACCCCCAACAGTCCCACAACAGATAAACTAAAACGATATGAACACCACACCAAAAAATATGCCCACACCCGGAACCGAAATCCTCCAAGAAGCCTACAAAATCGTCAACCAAGACCGCCAAAACACCTACGGACACCCAAAAGACGACTACACAAAAGTCATCAACATATTCCAAACACTCACAGGAAAACAACTCACCATAAACGACGCAATCCTCTTCATGGTCTCCGTCAAACTCGCAAGACTACGCACAAACCTAGAAGCAGGACAACTCCACCACGACACACTCCTAGACACAATCGGCTACCTAACCTGCCTCAACATGATCCACCACCACACAGAAACAGAAACACAATGAAAAAAACATTAGACCAACAACTCGCACAACTAAACAAAGAAATCGCCCAACTCCAAAAAGAAATCAAACAACTAGAAAACACCTACAAACCAAAACCCAAAACAACCAACACACCCGTGTCAGATAAACCTAAAAAAAAGAAAGCGACAACAAAATTTGTCACACTGCTCCCCACCCTGCCTGAACCGCTCTAAAAGGTTGACAGCCCCGCTTATGAACCAACCAAACATGTCATGTAACCCTTATGTTGTAAGGGTTTCATCGTAATGCGTGTGCTTGTTCCTGTGTTGTTTGTGTTGATTGGTTTGTCTTTGTTGTTGCAGTTGTTGCATTTTGTGTTTGTTGTGCATTTTGAGGAGGTTGTTGCAAGTGTTGTGATTTCTGCTGTTGTTGCAAGTGTTTCGTTTTGTGTGTATAGGTTGTGTAATAGGGGTTGTTAGTTGTGTTTGTTTTTTCTTTTAGAAAGGTTGTGTGCTTTGCCTTATAAGAATGTTGAGGACAAGAGGGAGTGGGATCGTTGTCATCGTGAGGATACGAGGGCTAAGCGTGAGAGGCGTAGGGAGTATGAGCGTGAGCGTAAGAATCGTCAGCGTGTTGCTTTGTATGAGTTGTTGCCTGAGCCTGAGAGGTCTCGTAGGTTGAGGGCTAATGCGGTGCGTAGGTCTTATGGTATGAGGTGGACTGTTGTTCGTTAGCCTTGTGTGTTTGTTGGGGTCTCTTTGTTTGATCGTTTTTAGTGCTACGGGTGCTACGGGTGTAGGGATACTTGACATATACTCACTACTGTTATATAGTTAGACACATGACAGCAGACGCATTACTAGGCATAGCAACAATGGCAATAGCACTGATCGTCCTACTTATAGGAGCACAATGAACTACAGATACGACATATCACCTGATAGATACCCTTCCACTAAATGGTTGGTAATAGACACACAGTGTGGCAACATGCCGTTGTCTACACATGACACTAGGGAGCAAGCATTAGCACAGTGTCGTTCAATCACACGCAAAAGAAGCACACGGGTATAACAATGATGGACATAAACATAGAAGCAGAGAAGATCGTAAAGATCGCACAACTTCGCAAGACAGAGATATGCACAGAGGATAATGGCATTACTGATATGCAGTCATTCGTTGTGTTTCAGAAGGGCGACCTATTTGAGTGTCGTCAGAGTGGTCTCAATGGTCACCCCTTTGAGTCGTTACCTACAGTGTTGAGTGACGCATACAATGACGGTTTAGATGAGTTTGACACTGTAAGTATCGTTGTAGATAGTTATGTTCGTCTCAAAAAGTTAGACAGTCTCACGGGTTATCAGAGAGGTGACCTAGAGAAAGAGTATAAGAATAACCCCAATACACCTGTATCCGAAGCATTGACTGTAGCGACCTACGGGTATGACGGGAGTAGCGCAGGTAAGTGTGTCAAATATGTTTACAACGATAAAGGTTTACCCGAGTTCACTATGATTGACGAAGGTGAAGCGAGCATACGATCAGAGTTCGTAGACTTCGTAATGACCAAGTATATAGAGTTCTGCAAGAAAGGCAAAGCACAATGAAACAGTTCCTTATCGGCGCAACAATCTTTCTCATTGGTAGATGGCTATACCTTAGAGGCGTTCAATACGATCGTAGGCATGGTAGTAAGCGCAAATAGTGCTTACGGGTGATTACCAACCACCACGCTTCTTCCAATACCAAGACCCTTTCAAGTCTGATATCAGTATCATCGCAAGTACGGACAGTAAACCGATTACTGAAACCATAGATACAACCCATATCAGTTTCATGAACCATGACAGTAGAAACATAAATCCCCTTTCATTCCCACGAATGTTTCGCAAGCCCCAAGTCAAAGGCTAACTGCGGGTTCTCCCCGATTCGTGTATGACACGGACGGCACACAGCAATACAGTTCCCCTCATCAACCACAGAACCACCCTGAGAGCGACGAATAAGTTCATGAATATCCTGCGACGGGCGACGCACATAAGTGACAAGCCCATCATGTTCAGCGAACACAGGACACGCAACACAATACGGGTGTTTATTGAGCATCATCGCAACAAAGATGCGCCTATCCACATCAGCAACCAACCGCTTTGCCGACTTCTGCTTGATCGGCTTAGTTGATCGCTTCAGAGGCGACCTTTTTATAGGTTTGCGGGGCTTCACTGCTTAGCGACGATTGGTATAAGTTGCTGTTTCTTCGTTACGCAAACGCACACCGCACTTCAAGCATTCTTCCATCCACGGAAATGAACGGCGGAAAGCCATTGGGTGGTCGCATCCTGCCATCGCAGATTCAACCTTTTCGTTAGCGGCAACACGCAAAAACTCTGCCATAGAAATACCCAAATGTTTGGCGCATTCTTCCCACTTCTGCTTGTCCTCGGCGGATGCACGGAACAGAACTTGTTCTTGTGCTGTGGAAGACAAATCAGTCCCGTCTTTGTCTTTCTTCTTCTTAGCAACGCTTCTTGAACGCGTTGGTTCCAAGTCACGCGCTACTTCACCCATTGCGAACTCTAGATTGTCGTTGGTTTCATCACTCATAGGACTTCCTCCACATATTCTTCTGCTTGTAAAACTGCATCCCGTAATGCTTCTGACCATTGGAACAGAAGGGTTGGAGCCCAAGGGGCATTCATCCACGAGGGGATTTCACCTTTACCTGCTTCAACTTCTGTGAACGGGAACTTTTCTGAAAGTTTCTGCTTTACTGCGACGGCACGGTCCTGCCATAATGATTGTTCATCCATCCATGCTTTTGCCTGATCTAGCACATGCCCGCTTGGGTCTTCTGAGGAGATGCCCAAATAGTAGGCGATTGCTGAGACAACGGGACTCGCAGGCATCAGCACTTTCACTTCTTCTAGGTCAGTGTCAATGTCGCTGTCCCCAATGAAACGCCCAACTAGATCAACGATCTCTTCGGGGAGTCGGGAAACTATTACAGCGGATGTCAGCAGTTCGGTCATGTCAATAGACTACCTTACGCCTCTAGATATATCATGAAAGCCCGTAAAATAGGGCATTTATGGGGTTGACAATATGACAGTACGGGTATATACTTATATGTATGAAACAACTAGAAAACACTAAACAGACCAAACAGGTCGTAATGTTCGCAGGCGACATCCATGGCAACATGGGTCACGCCGAGTGGGTAATCTCGCACGCAAAGAAAAACGAAGTAACGCACATCATCTCGGTAGGCGACTTCGGATATTGGGTACACCGTCCTTTCGGAAAGCAATTTGTGAACCGTGTAGCGAAACTTGCAGAAGACGCACAAATCAAGTTCCTTTGGATTGACGGCAACCACGAAAATCATGATCTACTTCGTGACCTCACCGACAAGTACGGAAAGAACAACCCGATACCAACACCTAACGAATGGTTGCAGTACATTCCTCGTGGATGTCGTTTCCAAATCGGTGAAACAACCTTCATGGGTTATGGCGGTGCGTATTCCGTTGACTGGTTAGACCGTGTAGAAGGTGACTCATGGTGGAGAGGTGAACTTATCAACCCGTTTGATGTTGATCTACTCAGCGACGAACCCGTTGACATCCTGATGACCCACGAAGCACCGTATAACAATGGTGAAAAGATCACATACAAAGACGACATCCAAGTCTCTATCGCACAACGACATCTCGTGAAGGAAATCCTTGACAAGGTGACCCCACAGTTTCATATCTGTGGGCACCACCACACACGAGTTGATTGGGTGGACGGCGAGACAGAAGTAAGCGTCCTCGGGCGTGACACCATGGGTGCGGAGAGCGTACTTATCCTTGAACTAGGCGTTGATGAAAACGAACTAGCGGACAGTGTGCAGTCACATTCATTCAGGTATTACGGCGAGGAGTTCAATCGTTTGTTAGAAGGAAATTACACATACTAATGCGTAAACCTAAAGAACAAATGCCCCCCGAACGCCCTACGGACGAATACGAGACAGAAGCCGATCGTCTACTCGCATACGCACAATATGTAGCAGATACAAAATGCGGTGCGGTAGACCTCGGTGACTTCTTCTACGAGTATTCGGGTGATATCACCCTGCTCGTACAGGACGACAAAGTAATTGCACACAACACCAAAACAGGCACTATCCAAATAGCAGTACCAACGAACGAGGCTAAATGATTCTTGAAACACTTGACGAGATGCAGGAATATCTAGACACCTACTATCTCAACTCACCACTTATCGCAACACTTTCATTTGACAGAACACAAAAGTTTTACGGACCGTTTGAGAACGGCGCAGAAGCGTTTGAATGGTTCACGACATATGTACCCAACGGAGTGAAAGTCTCTTGGTCGGGTCTACGCAACCCGTACATCAAGCGCACATTGAATGACTTCTATCTACCTATCCGTCTTGAAAACCAAGATCGTGAATACGACCACACAATCAGGGAGTCATAATGACATCAGCACTATTAGTAAAAGCAAACGGCGAAGTGCGACACATAGACCTTCCCGTAACAGACGCACACATCATGGTTCACCACATGGTTGGTGGATGGTTTGATATCGTACGACACCCTTCACGCAAAGACATGCACGCATATGTCCACGACGAAGGTTTACTACTCGGGCAGGAAGCGAATGTCGCAATGTCCTACCTATTCGGACAACTACTAGTCGGCGACATAGTACTTAGTCGTTCAACAGCGAGCGGAGATGAAACAGATTTCGCAGTAGACGAAGAGACGATGGAACTCTACAAAAAGTGCAACACCGACGAAGACAGCAAAAAAGCATTGACGGAACTCGCATCCAAAGTT